GTGTACCAGCGAATATTAATCTTCCGCTATGCAAATCGAGGGCAGGTTTTACACCATTATATACAATATTCTTAATTTTCTCTCTTGCATCTTGGGTCACTGTATTCGTTTCACTCTCTGTGTCATCAAGAGCGACTACATCATATCTTCTACCTAAATAATTCTCTCCTCTTACACTTGACAGATTGGAACGACTAATTAGCTTTGCTCCAGTAGTAGTAACAATATCAGTTTCAGTCCACTTTTCTCCAACAACATTACCAAAATAATATTGGATTACCTCATTAGATGAGAAGTGTTGTTTAATATATTGAAGATTTAATATAGATTTTCTATGATTATCGGACACCCAAGCTATAAACATTAACTCATCTGGCTTCTTAAATAGAATCTTATTCATAAGATAAGTTTTAAATAGCTGAGTTTTACCACTTCCTCTGGGTAGAATTAATGCTAAAGACTTAGTAGTAGGTTCTAATAACGCATCTCCTATCTCGTAATGGAATGGAGGGGACTCAGATTTGCCAAAATCGCCAGGAAGGAAAAGCTTACCAAATGCAATTAAGTCAGTTCTGGCTAATTCTAATACTTTTTCGGCTTCAGAGACATCTCTGGAGTTAATATTAGTCATTATTTAATTTAAATTTATCTTTATTTGGTAGTTTTCTAGTGTCAAGCACTTCTTTAATATATTCTTTAAACATCTCTGCTCCTTTAAATCTTGGAGGAGGGTATATCTTGTCTTCATTTATCATAAAGAATCTACACATATTACCTAAGTCCTCAAACGAGACTGGATTATTATAATATAACAATATTTCATCTTCAGGGTGTTTTTTACCTTGAACTACAGTCCATTTTTTAATTACACCCATTATTTTTTACTCCTTTTCCAAGTTAAATATTCAGCGCCCTCATTTGGTTCAAATATGGTTGTTATAAGTCGAGGGTCATTATCTGCATATTGAGGGTCGATAATTGTGACTGGACATTTGAATACATTTTGGTCAGCCAATCCCTTATCTTCAGCGTATCTATCCATTTCTTTATAAGATGCGATTCTAAGTGCATGGGATATTAGTCCACTTGAAGGGTCTTTCAATACTTGGTATCCACTAACATGGGTATGTCCTGCCGTTAGTACATGGTCACGCCAGCCCATTTGTATTGCTTTTACTAGCCCATGAGCAGTATTCCACATTGAATGACCTGTAAAATTATGTCTTGCGTTTATCCTAACTTTTTTCTTATTAGGGAATATTAAGTTCATCCTTACCCCATTGTTACTAAATACACCATTACTTTGGCTACACATCCACTCTAATGGGTCGCCTGGGCCGCTCCAAGCATCATGATTCCCTCCAACTAAGTATAACCAATCAACTTTTGAAATAAAATGTTCAGTTAATCGCCAAGATTCTTTAGCTGAAGTAGATTGCTCACCATAGAGTCTAGCTAATCTACCAATCCAATTATTTTGATTATCCCCAATGTTACCACCAAACATACCCTCTGTCTTTTGTATTAAATCTGCGTGCATCAGGAGTTCCGCAATATTTGTGCCATCATCATCTATATGAGGGTCGCCAAAGTGAGCAATACCAACGGGACCGTCTACATTAATCTTTACATTGATTAAATTCTCAGCATTTCTCGCATCTCTCTTTAACGCATATTTCTTTATTCTATTCTCAATCAAATCACCTATTGGCTCATTACCTGTAGGAACATCTTCGAATGTAAAGTCTTCAATTAACTTCTCTTTATTAACAATAGCTTTCCATTTACGGATTGTCCTTATATGAACACCCATTATTTCAGATGCATACCTATTATTATATTCATTAGCCAGCTGAGTCGCTTTTTTATAATCGTTTATACCAAATTTTCTATGATTTTGTGTACTCACTTACTCTCTCCTTCAGTTAGTTCTTTTCTTTCAGCCTGTGCCAGTTGTTTTGGAGAAAAACCTTGAAACATACCAACGATACCTACATCTCTTTTAATATTAGGATTCGATGTCCCAATGATTTTACCTAATTCTTTTAAAGATTGGAGGACTACATTCTCCTCTTCTCCTGTATCTGCTAATGCTTTTAGCCTGCGAAGTACATATTCGTGGTCAATGCCAAGCCCTTTTGCTATATCAACAACACCTTTTTCTACTTCATTCATAATTCTCTCCTGTTTTAATAGTAGAACTGCCTTCTTTTTTGCTTTATTGAAATCATTTTCTTTGTATATATTTTGGACAGCACTTACAGCATCCTTACCTACAATAACTTCAGTAGCAAATAGCTTTTCTTTTTTAGTAATATTTTTTCGTTTTTTAAAATTATCGTTAGCCCTCTTTAAATTTTTAGAAAATGTATATCTATTTGGGTGTGAATCGAAATCTGTATCCATTTCGGTTTTGTCGTTAATTAAGAATGTACCAACAACAGTCCTCACATATCCTTTATGAGCTTTCCAGTTCTTCCTATCTGACGGATGCGATATACCGTTCCTTTTTAATATCTGAACCACCCCTCCATCATCTGCGACAACCCAATCCCCCTCTTGAGGATTATCTTTCCATTGCTTTGTAGTTAAATCTTTTTTGTATTTTTTAAACTCACTAAGACTATCATATACAAAATGCTTTATTCCCTTTATCTCTTTATAATTCATGACCCTTCTTCTTTAGCATTTCATTCTCAGTAGCTAAAGAGTCAATAAGCTGGAGTACCTTCTTTGGGATAATATACGCAGAGCCATCTATGTCGATAACTCCATCTCCATTATCACCATCAGACATACTCGTTAAAGCCTCCTCTAACTCCCGATAAGTCTTGTTTGCAAGATTATTTATTATCTCAGCCATTGTAGAATCTATAACTGCCCACGTTATATATACAAATTATAAAAAAAATATTTTATGTACGCCATGAGTGTATTTTATCTAAAGACGCTTGGAGATTTTTAAAAGTAATTTTATCAGAATAAAAAGCTTCCATGACCTTATTTTTCTTCTCCACCTGAATACCCTCCGTCTCCACTTCCAATAAAACTCGGATAAAATACTTTTCATTATCAGTCATCTCCTGCCAACTCCTACTACTGTATATTACTGTCTATTATATACTAGAATCTATTATTAAATCCCGCCCGCGCACCCCGAAGCTACCCCCATTGTCAAGTCTAAATCAAGAACAAAAGTAAAAAATTCCGAAAAAAATGGTGATAAATGCGGTGTATAGTATATTCACACCCCATACCCTTAAAAACGCTTTTTGGTTTATCCATTTTGCGTTGTGTTTCATTAACAAACTATGGAGGTTACTATGCAAGTAATCAATTTCTTTATCAAAGGTTTAGTCAATGCAACCATTAGCCCCAACTCCGATGGCTCTAACTCATCTGAAGTTAAGAGTGTTCGTTGGTTTGCCGCTCGTTATGAAGTGAAGAGTAAGAAATGCTACTTCCTTCGTAATGGTGGGACTGAAGTTGGCAAGGCTATCACTCTCTCCGACTCTATGTTGGAAGGTGTGGTTGCAATGGACAAGACCAAGATTTAGTGTAGTGGCAACGCCCCTCTCACGAGGGGCTACGCCTAAACTTTATCGCATACTGATAGTAGAATCGGAGCCTGATAAGAGCTTGGCAACAGAATCTTATCGTAAGACAGAAGAATAATTCATTAATTATACTGGAGGACACACATTGAGCTTAACTAAAGACTTCATATCGAAGCTTTGGGTAGTGCTTGTTACAGGTACACCTCATGTGCTCTACTACTCTATATCTAAGCAGCAATGTTTGGATTATATGAGTAACGTGGGCAAGTAACATGATACTCAAACATTTGAGCTAGACTCGGAGCATTTAGGGTTGCTTGGCAACAGAAAGACCCTTAAACTTTTTTTAACAAACGAGGACAAATCAAATGGATAATATAATCAAAGGTTGTTTCGGTGCATTATTTGGCATCGCAGTGTATATGACAATTGCTGTTGTATTACAAATCACTGGTGTTGTAAATTTCAATGACGGTATACAAACGGTAACAATATCTAATTGGATATTTGTTGGTTTAATAGGTATGTGTTTTACATTACTATTATTCTCGTTTTATTTCTTATACAAGTGGTATGAGAACATATCAATATGAATGAAACAAAAGATAGCGGTGGAGGATTGGTATCCTATCTGGTCTCATAAGCCAGACTTCGTGAGTTCGATTCTTACCCCCGCTACAAATTTGTCTTACTCAGACATTAAATGAGTCGGCTGCATATAGTCGTTAGATAAACCGAGTAATCGGTATAAAGTGGAAGCACGTAGATAAGCGTGTTATAAGCGATACTATTTATAGTATTTGAGTATGCAATTGAGTTATGTGCAAAGATAAGGTTAAATCCCTTTGGGTGACTATGCTTTGTATTCGTGCTTGGGCAAAGTACGGTGAGGTAGTGATACCAATAAGAGAACTCATAGTAAATGGCATAAGTGTGCGAGCAGTTGCTGTTTATAGTCGATATATGTTGTCTTATCGAAAGATTAAGATGATAGTTGTCAAGACCATATTATGTGTTTGTCGCTAAACATAAATATAGAAGATTGTTTATAGTATTCTTTTCCGAAAGGATGAGAGCTGTAATTTAAGAGCACAATCTTCATCACGCCCTCTTTTCTAATATCATAAACCTTGTGTAGTCTTCGGACTTTGACCACAAGTATTTTGAATAAAAGAAAAGCCAAGAGTCTCTTAACGGTTGAGAGCATAGGACACTTTACCCCTGAAACAATGGGGTGCATTAAACTCGCAAGGTTTGGTGTTCATGGTGAAAGCTCAGGTGACTTTATAAGTCTTAGGCGGTCGGCAGACTTGCACTGTAGTTATTAACTGTGTAGATAACTTAACCGATACGAGTGATGAGCGTTACTCATTGTGTCTGACAGGATACTAATCGCAAGATTAGTGGATAAAAGAGGGAAACAATAATCCTCTCAAAGACTTGTCACTAATGACTGTAATCTCAGGTCTCCAATTTTGGATGTGTGGTAATCCGAGGGGATATACAGCTACCTTAAGCTGTGAAGTTAATCAAACAAAGGCTATTGCCGAAATAATGATGTGGGGACTCTCACTCATTTAGTGATACGATATCGAGGATTGCTCTGCACTCTACAATATGTGAACAACTGAGTAGATGATGTGAAGGGACTCGGCATTATATCCCCAAACTTTTTATAATCAAATTAGGAGAATACTAATGATAGCAATAGAGAACATGGAAAGTGATACAGTGTATGAAAATGATGTAATTATAAGGAATGAGCCTGCGATAATGTGTGATTTAGATGGAACTTTAGCATTAAAGCATGAAGGCAGAACTTGGTATGATGCCAGTACTTGTGCCAGAGATTTAATAAATATGCCAATACTTGAAATATGTAGTGCATTCGCAAAGACTCATCATATAATATTTTGTTCAGGTCGTGAAGATATGTACAGAGAAGAAACTCGTGTATTTTTAAAGAAATGTTTTCATGATTTCATTGAAGGTCACGATTACTCATTATTTATGAGAGAAAGTGGTGATTATAGAAAAGATTCTATCGTAAAGCACGAAATATATCTTACCTGTATTGTAGATAAATGGGATGTATTGTTTGTAATGGATGATAGAAATCAAGTAGTAAGAATGTGGCGTGACTCATTTGGTTTAACTTGCTTACAAGTAGCAGAAGGAAATTTCTAATGAAAAACTTAACAAAAGATGAAATACTTTCATTGTATGTTGATAAAGTTTCAGAGTTAAAGAAATTCATACGATTAGGATATATGAATGAAGATACTGATATATTCAAAGATATAACAGAACTAGAGATACTTGAAACTGTAATGGGATATAATAATAAATTAAAAGAAGAGGAAATAAATGAAACTTAGACAATCACAATCTTTAAGCCAAATACAAACCTTAAAAGAAGTCGACCCAGATGAATATATATGGCTGGACTTAGGCTGGTTTGATATTGGTGTTAGCAATGATGAGGGATACTCAAAACAATTTATCTCAGTTGGTAAATATGCATTAGAACCATACGTCAGTGATGAGTTCAAAATAGATATTGTCCAGATAATTGAGAAGTTTTACTACACAAATTCACAAAAGTCTCATCACGAAGACGAGCAATATTTTGAATGGAATGGTAAACTTGTAGACTATACAAACAAAAGAAGGAGAAACAGATATGCCTGATATACATGACATGGAACTGGATGCAAGACCATCAGACCAAGAACTATATGGTAACGACAGTGATAAAGCTGACTGCTCACATAAAAATACCACATATCAAGCAAGAGAATATGATACGAATATTAGTGAAGGCATATCATGTGATGATTGCGGTAAAGAATTAGACCTGTTAGACTATGAACCAGATGAAGATACAATGAGAGGAGAGGACAGGTGAACAAAGAACAAGAAAAAATATGGAAAGAAGCATGTGAAGAAGCTGAAATATCAACTGGATACCTTCCTGCTGAATTATTATTACTTCCAATGCTAATAAAAATGGTAGAAGATAATCATCTGGGTCGAAAGACAGGGAAAGGATTTTATGATTATAACTCCAAATAGAATAATATGAATTTTCAGTTAACAGAAGAACAAATTCTAATACAAAAAACTGCCCGTGAATTTGCAGACAAAGAGTT